TAATCAGGTTTTACTTTATTATAACCTGAATCTGATATCCTGTATATTACTTTCATTCGAATTTAATACCTTTTATAATTAAACCATTTTTAGGATTATGACTATGGTTTTCAAATAATTGAGGTGGAATACCCCATTTATACATGAATACATTAGCTGCAGGTCCTTCTGTTGCTTTAAATTTTTCACCTTCATTACCATTTTTAGTAGCTGTACTTCCAAAATGGTATAAATGAGCATTATGTGATCTTGTAAAACCTAAACCAATTAAATCTAACTTTAAGAAGAAATCCCAATCACAAATAAATGGTGACTTATACATTACGTCAAATCCACCTGCTGCCATATAATATTTTTTATACATTGCAAATGGGAAAATACCACCATCAATAGTTAATTCATCTTTTCTAATTGATTGTTCATACTTAATAAATTCATCATATTTAAATTCCTCTGGGTTGCGTCCAAAATCTTTAACTGGAAAGTTAAATATACCAGGACCTTCAGGTTCAATCTGATTTAATGTTAATACATTTTTTTCTTTAAGTTGTGCTTCAATTTCTAAATCAAAATCCTTACTAAAAACATTATCATCATTTACAATAAATATTTTTTCATTAGTAGCATTCATTACACCATAATTAAGTGCACTTTGCATACCTTGATTTTTACCTAAATCTAAAACATTAATTTGTTCTTTATATTTTTCTAATACTGCTTTACTTTCATCTATAAAACCATCTACAGCAACAATAATTTCATTTTTGTTGTGTTGTTGTTCAATACAAGATTTTAAACATATATCTAAATAATTTGGATTTCTATAAGTTGGAATAATAATACTAATCATATTCTTAAAATTTTAAAATTATTAAAGCATCGTCGTAACGATTTTTCTTTTCTCTACCATCATATATTTCAATATCATCATGTCTTTCTTCAAATTCAATAGCATCAATTGTAATATTAGCTACATCTTCAATTATAAACAAACCACCAGGATTCATTCTATCTTTTAATAATTCATATGTTGCTATTTGATCATAAAGCATATGTGAACCATCGTCAATAATGATATCAAATTTAGTATCACCTATTACATCTAAAAATTCAGGTTTTGTTGCATCTGAGATCCATATTGTAAATCGTTCATCATCTTTATACCCACCTGGTTTGAATTGATCACTAAATATTTCTACATCATGGATATCAGCTCCAAATACATTTGCATTAGTAAAATATTTATCCCATAGCTCTAAAGATTCACCATAAGCAATACCTATTTCTAATATATTAATTTTTTTATCTCTATATGGTTTAAATAATCTTTCGTATTCTGGGATGTAAGTATGTACTGTACCTTTATCTCCATGTCCAGCTCCACTATCTCCGTTATTATGGCTTGCGTAAATTTCTTCTAGTGTTTTCATAGAGTATCGTAATATTTATTTTGTTTTTCTTGTCTTTTAATACCTTTTGGGTGGTACAATGCTAATTCTTCTTGTTGGGGTATTGCAGCATATGTTTTATGACCATTTAATACTTCATGTACTTTATTTACCCATTTAATTTCTGGTTTATTTTTCCAAATACGCCATTGGTAGTCAGGCCAATTAACCCAATTATTAGTATTTACATTCCATCCCCATTGTTTAATATGATTCTCAGTTAACCCCTTTACAGTATTAACTCTAGGAACTAAATAAACTTCATTATCTGGATTTGATTCTAATATACCTGGAAGGTGTGATAATAATGTTTCATGTGGGTATTCATCTGCATCTATTTGGAATATATAGTCTCCAGTACAGTAAGATGACAATTTATTTTTCCAATCTGCGAAATGATTTTTAAATGTAGCTGAGTGTATAGTGCAATTGTTTTCACCATTTAATTCTTGTAAACGAGACCATACTTCAGGTGTGCCACCTTTTTTATCAAATAAAACTACAATTTCATCTGTTTTACGTCTTCGTTTTAATAATAAATTAAGTAATTTGGTTATTTCCTCCAATTCATTACAAACTGTTATTGCATAACTTATCTTCATATTATCCTGGTAATACTCCAATATACGACAAAGCATCCATATAATCACGCTCAGAGAAATAAGCTATTGTCTTCATATCAGTTTTATGAGTTGTTTTAAATTTTTCTTGTTCTTCTTTATTTAATTCTCTAGCTTTAACAGCAGCCCATTTCCAATCTTCAGCACTAGTACCACTAGCATAAACCATCCCAATTTCTGGATCATTTATTGAATGGGGTAGCCATACTAAATCGGTTTTTACATCTAACCAAGATAAGTCTTTATATAATTCTGGGAGTACTTCCATTTGTTGGTTATAAAATTCTTCTCCAACTTTCATTAAACTATTAGTCCAAAAACCACATGATATACTATAATAATTAGTAACTTCAGGGCTTACCTCTGTTTTATAACATAAATCACCTCCTGATCTAGGACAATCTATAATTTCATCGTGTTGCATATTTTATAATTTAGGTGTTTCCATTGTTGGTAACGTTAATTCTACTTGTTTTGGAAATTCTGGGATGTTTTTATCTAAAATTTCACCGATTAATTTTTTCATATTATCAAAACTAAATTTTGTTTTAATATAATGGCCTTGTTGTTTAGCTGGTGTAATAAACTTTTTATATTTTTGATGTACTGATTTTAAAGCATTTATAAAATGTTTAGGACTAACTTGAAACCATTGTGTTTCTGCTTTTAACCACTGATTAGCAGCACTTGCATGTACATTTTCTAAATTACCTGGTAATAAAGTTGTGTACATAGGATTTAAGAAATCAATTTGTCCTGACCATCCTGAAGCTATAATTGGTTTTTTGCTTAATCCAAACTCAGCTAATGGTCTACCATATCCTTCTCCTTTAGTCATACTAATCATAGCTTTTACTTTAGAATGATTATATAATTCATTCATTTGTTCATCTGTTAAATTTCCATTTAATAAATAAATACTTGGAAAATCTGTATCTCTAGGATAGGTATTTTTAATTTTTCTAATTTTATTTAGTATTAGTTCTCTACCTATATAACTATTTCTACCTGAAGATGCTTTTAATATTAACCCAGGTGATGATTTTTTGTTTTTATAAGTGTCAATAAAATATCTAATCATAAGACCTACATTTTTTCTGTCATGTCCTACAGCACCATTCATCCAATGCCCTACAAATAAAAAGTTAAATGCTTCTTTAACACCCTTTAGATCAAAACTAACTTCAGATGGTTTTAAATGTTTATATAAATCTAAATCAACACCCTCAAATACCACTTCCATTGGTTTTTCTAATTGAACTTTACCTTCAACAATGTTTGTTTGTTTATTTCTTTTTTCAAATGATATTTTAGAAAATACATCTTTGCTATGTGTAGATGAAACCCAATTTAAATCCATTCTATTTAAACCCTCAATCCATGATGCATCACATCCTGTACTTTCAATTCCGGCTGTACATCCAATATTATATTTACCTACTGGTTGGAATTCACTTGGAATTGTTATTTGCATCCAAATATCTGGTTTTGATTTTATATTTGGAATAAGATAAGATTGTAAAAACTTCCAGTTTTCATGGTCGTTTAAAAAACCTCCTGGTGTATCACCCCATCTTTGAGGTAATATTTTAACATCAAATTTATCTAACTCGATTATTGATTTAACTACATCTCTAGAACGTGCTCCATATCCACTATAAGTGTCAATTGGGCAACTTATATAAAAAACTGATTTGCTCATTAATATGTTATTTTGTGATTTAAATATTTTCCTTTAACTTCTGAAGTATTGATTAATTCATAATCAGCTCTTGGTTTCCATTTTTCAAATAGTTCATCAAATGCTTCAATTACTCTTTCACCTTGTTTAGCTGAGTAGAATCCTGCTTCTTCACTTAAACACCATTCTCTACCTTTTAATCCTCTAGCTTCACGTTCTTCTTTACTTAAATTATAAACTTCTGTTATTCTAGCTGATATATCATCAAATGAAGCTCTATCATCGTAAATATAAGGTGTCATTGGTGAACCTTGAATTGATATATTAGTTGGGTAAACTGGAAATGCCCATTCACCATGTTTCTTAAATGTACCTCTATGGTTAGAAGGAATGTCTGCATCTGGTGTAAACCAATTATCATTATCATCTACAAATCTCATTTGATCTTGCATTCCACCTGTTGTATTAGCTATAATAGGTGTACCTGATAGCATTGCTTCGGTTAATGTTAATCCCCATCCTTCATTTGAAGTACATAATGTTTGAACATCTGCTAAATTGTATAAATAATTTAGTCCTTTTTTGTCTAATTTATTAGTTGAAAATACAACACAACGATTATATTTTTCTCCAAATAAATATTCTTTTACTGCTTCTAAATCAGTACCATGATCTGTTGATAATTCAGTATGTAAAACTAATCTACATTTTAATGCCTCTTCTAATTCTAATGAATCTAAATGTAATCTAAAAGCCATCATCGTATCTGGAATTTGTTTACGTCTAATGTTTCTAGAGTTAAAGAATGTAACAAAATTTACCTCATCACCTTTAAATACTTCTGATCTAAACTTTTTAAAGTCATTATATTCTTCATGACCTTCTTTAATTGGATAAAAGTGTTTATGATCTAATCCGTGTGGGATATATTTAAATATTCTGTTTTCATTATCACAATCAGCTAAAACCAATTTATTAATATTAACTGTTTGTTTTGAAATACCCATTAATAAATCACATGCTTCATAGTATGGTTGATTATATCTAGGAGCTGGATAGTCATCCCAAATGTTCAAATATGCTATAGGGCATATTTTTCTAATTTGATCTTCCATATTAAATATGTGTAAGAAATATCTAGGATCAGTAAATAACATTACAGCATCTGGTTTCTCCATATTAATAATATTATGGATTTCTTGTGTTGTGCCATAACCATTTACACAATACATAAAAACTGAAGCATCTTCTACCCCAGTTACTTTTTTAGTATCTGCACTTAAATCTAATCTTTTCCCGTTTTCTGGATGTTTAATAGCTCCACCTACATTTACCCAATTAAAGTGTTGGCAAGTATGTGTAACAATTTCTTTAGCAACAGTAGCTACTCCTGAATGTACTCTAATATCATCACAGATTAGTAGTATTTTCTTTCTCTCATTAGGAGGAAGATATTTAAAACTTTTATTCATTCGATTTGTTATTTATAGTTCGATGTTAGTTTGATTGTTGATTTTTTTCCTAAAATCTTCGTCCGTAAGATACAAAAATATTGATCGATCAGCAAGTTTTTGGAAAGAAAATTTACGTCTTACACATTCAACTTTAAAATCATCAAATAGATTGCTTTGTACTTTAACACTCGTTAGTGTCATTTTTGCTTTATTAGCCATAATTTTTATTTTTTAATAACGTTTAATTATACATATATCAGAATATCAATAAATTATCCCTTTGTCACATAGTTCCTTTTCTTCCTTATAAGGACAAAAAGTACAAGTCCATTTAGACGGTGTTGCTGGGTATTCTCTATCTTTATGTTTACCTGTAGAACTAAAACACTCTGATATAAAGTCGTTTATTGCTGTTTTAGCTCTTCCTAATTTTATTTTTCCACTTGGTGGTACAAATTGTTGTACTCTATATGCTTGGTATGGTGACATAATATTGTCATCATCTATGTCTAATACCTTCCTTTTAAGTATAAAAAATTCAATCTCAATTTTATCTAAAGGTATCCCATATTGTTCAGAGAAAAATTGTTTATAAAGTAATAATTGGTATTGTTTATCCTCATCTTTTTTAGCATAATCATTCCACCCCTTAGTACTGGTTTTAATGTCGATTATCTTAAATGTCTCTGTTGCTTCGTGGTATGTGACAACATCAAGATATCCCATATATAACACGTTATTTAACATTTTATTTGGTGCTATTACAATAGGTATTTCACAACCAACTAAATATGTACCTTTTTTACTAAAATATCTGCTACGTTTTTTCTTAAACCATTCTAAAATAGCAATCCCATCTTCAAAAAATTCCCTCATTTCAGTTGCATCTGAGAAGTGAGAATCATTATTTTTTTTATATTGTGCTTGGTATTCAGAGATATAAGCGTTTTGAAAATGGTCTTTTATATCTATTTCTCTATCTGCGGCAGCAAATGATTTTTCATATGCTACATCTAAATAGTGCTGCATTGATTCATGTACAGCAGTCCCAAATACAGTATGAATTGAAGATGTAAAACGTTTGATTTTATCCTTATATTGTAACTTCCACCTTTGAGGGCACCCTCTAAATATACTCATTTGGGAAAAAGAAACATTTTTCTGGAATGCGTAATTCAATGGTGGAGGAGGATTATTTCTAATCTCCTTAACTATATTAGGAATTTTTTTAGCCAAACTATTTTTTCCATTTGTTACGACCTACTAA